CTAAAGAAGTTTATATTCCAAAGTTATCCAGTAGTTGAGATTACTGAAGATCTAGAAACACTAGATGAACAACTTGATGTAGCAATGGCACACCAAGGTAAGAGTGATATGGTATGGCTAAAGAATAAAAGTACTGTTGTCAGAGAAGATTTTCCCTGGCACTATAAACCTAGTGATATAGGAAGACAGTTCGTACATGAATTTCCAAGAGTTGGTAAACGTAGTAAGCGAGCAGTCAAGTGGGGAGAACTAAGATTAGTTCCAACTGATGGTTTTGCTCACGGTAGTTTTAAAAACAGAATTAATGCAACTTACCACGATGCAGATTTTGAAATATTTATGATCAGCTTCCATGAAGCAGAAGCAGATAGTAATTTTGCAAAACTAAAAGCACAATATCCTGACGCAAAACATGTTAAAAATATCCAAGGTATTGGTAATGCACACAGAGAAGTTGGTGAAATATCAACTACAGAAATGGTTTATATTGTTGATGCAGATGCAGAACTACTTGAAGAGTTTAACTTTGATTTTATTCCTCCAATGGCAAAACGCCATAATACAACATATGTATGGAGTGCAAGAAATCCTATTAACGGACTAGAGTATGGATACGGTGGAGTTAAATTATTCCCTCGTACACAGTTATTAGAATTAGGACATGAACTACCTGACTATACAACAGGTGTTGCATTCTATCAACCAGTTGGAGATGTGTCAAACGTAACAAACTTTAATAAGGATCCATATAGAACTTGGCGTAGTGCATTCCGTGAGTGTGTTAAACTAGCATCACAAATTAATCCAAATGCTCCTAAACAAGAAACAGTTGACAGATTAGAAACATGGACTACAGTTGACAACGGAGGACGTTTCGGACGTTATTGTATTAAGGGTGCGTTGGAAGGCAAAGCCTATGGAGAAGCAAACAAGGATAACGTAGAAGAACTAAACAAGATCAATGATTTTGATTGGCTACGTGAACAGTTTGTTGCTAGTATGAAGAAACGTATTACTGCAGACTAATCTACTAAAGTATCTAACCAATTAGAACCATCTGCGATACTAGTCTCGTGGATGGTTTTTATTTTCTTGATTATATCTTTATTGTATAATTGTGCTTTGGCACCATTGTGTAATGGCCGAGGCCAGTTACCCATCTTAACCCAACAAAATCCATTGCTTTCGTCATTTAGTTGTGGTACAAACTCATCATAAACTGTTACAACAAAAGTATTGTATACAAAGTTTTTATCCGGACTAGTGAATTTGTTTAGTGGATATACTTTTTGTATATCAGGTAATAGTCCAATCTCTTCTTCTAATTCTCTTAATAGTGTTTGTAATGGTCGCTCATCTTTTTCAGCTTTACCTCCAAAGAATCCCCAAGTACGTGGATGGCTTGTATCACCACTTCTTTGTTGTAGCATGATTCTACCTGTGTCCATAGCAAGCACTAGACAACCACTAGCGTTCATAATCTAATTCTCTACTAATAGTGTCTTTAACTTTTGGATAGTCTACTAATTCTTTTTTTATCATATCGTGAAACTCATCTATTCTGTATAACTTGTTGTAACTGTGCAATACCTTAAATAGTCTGTAATAAAAAGAAGGATTGAACTTATCTGTTTCAAAGTACAAATGTTCTTCTCCGTCCCTACACCAAAATAAATTGCGTATATGATGAAATGCTAGACTCCATGCTATTCTAGGCATTGTGGGTTCTTTCTCTACATACATATCCACAAACTCTACTTCAATTGGCAAATCAGTAATAGTGGTTTTCCATTTATTAAAACTTTCAATAGCATGTTTTGATGCATAGTTTGGGTTTAGGTATTCTTTTCTTGATCTGTACACTAATACATGTTCTATATTTGGATGGTCCTTATGTAGCTCTTCAATAAATCCAGATGAGAGCATTTGTAAGTTTAGGAATGATGCCTCAAAGCATACACTATCAGCTAGTCTAAGTCGTGAGTTCACAACTCTAACAGTTTCTAGGGCACTACCTTTTTTATTATTTAAGAATTCATGAATACATTCATGACCGTCATACCGTATCATACTAGATATAGATCCGCCAAAAGCCTGCTTTGTACATACCTTCATGGCTATTGAACCAATCAGTACCATTCCATTCCAATTGATCAGTGGATGAAATATTAGTTACATATTTTTGATCACTTACATTACTACTATCAAAACTTACAACCCATGCAGTACCGTTATATTCAATAATATCATCAACACCTGCAACTGCATTAGTCCAGTTTTGTGATATAGGTAAGTCATTGGTCAGTAAGTATCTTTGCCCTATTGCGGCCGCTGTTACAGTACCATCACCTGGATAATTTGCTTGTGGATTAATAACGGCATCGATTGCTGATAAACTATTTGCTGGCAAAGTACCAGCGTCTACAGTAACAACTAGAGCATTTTTATCAACTGTATCAAACTCAAGTCTACCAATAATATCGTTATCACTGTCACCAGGATTGTTTGACTTGCGTAGTCTAAGTTGACTTATACCTTCTCTTAGGTCACCAAATGGTTTAAGTTCTGTTGCCCACTCTAATGTATTGCCACTGGCATCTAACTGTGTACCTTGTTCGTTATATAAGTATGCTTTACCATTCTCATACTTTAGTTTTCTATTGTCAAGAGTAATTACTGTATACTGTAATGTAGTTTTATCGAAATTTTCTTTTGCAACGAAGGCATCCAAATCCTCATCATCTAAACTGTACAGTTCATTAATAATGTTGTATATAAGTTTTTGTTGTTTAACTTTAGCAGGCGGGTTGATGAATATAGGCATACTAAATGTTAGGGTAGAAACATCAACAATATCATCTACACTTGAACCAACACTACGGCTACTCCATATACTGTTTGTCATTTCAACATAACTTAATGCTGACCAATCAAAAGGATTGTTACTTGTCCTAATATTAAGAGTAGGATTAAACAATACCATAATCTGTTCCAACAACTGCAATTTCTGATCTGTATTTGATGTCCATATATCACAGTTCATAATTAAATTATATGGAACTGGAGCATGTCTTTCGATGGTATATCTATTACCTACCTCATTTAGATATTTGCCAGTGGTATCATCTACCTTCTTTTCATATACTTGTACTTTTTCTTCGTACTCTTGATAAGTTCTACGATCAGCGGCTAGGTTAAGTTCAGTAACATAACAACTAATAAACGGAACAGTATTAATAATGTTCTCTGAATTCTCACGAGTAATGTGTGCGGCCATACGATTTACATCACCATAACGTACAGGAGTTAGCTGGTATATAGGTAACTTGTCATCATTAATACCCATTTGTACATTAAAGCCACTGAACAATCTTATGAACTGTTGAATGTATCTTCTTATCTGTTTATCGTAAAAGTATTGTTGTGCCATTATTCAAAATCACTCTTTGGTTTAATAACGTTGCTGAGTGGTTGTCTTTCATTAAATTCTTTATTATCAACAACGGTTGTTGAATTATTGTTAATGTAAGAACTTGCATTGTAAGTCTTATCACTCCATGTGACATCAGTTACGTTATCATATAGTCTATTCCATCTGCTACCACGATAAACAAATAGTCTATTTGGCTTAAAGTCATTACGGACAAAGTAATCACCATCATTTGGTGAAAGTGGAAACTGATCACCTGTTGATAATGTGTCTCCATGCTCATATACTTCCGAAGTATCCGGTTGGCCAAACAAGTGTTCAGTTAATGGTAATCCCAATGGATCGGCCTCTTCAGCACTTTTTACAATAGCATTACTAATATTAAGTTCTGTTTTGTATGCACTGATATCATTTTTAAGACTATTTGGATCATTAGCAGTACCAAGTATATCTGCGTATTCTTGTGTATCTGTAAGTGGTGAAACTTTAACACGCCAAATATGACTGTACCAAGTTTGACTAAAACCTTCACTTCCACGGTTAGCATCTTGTACTACATAAAATTTATTAACAGCATCTCTGTCATGATCCAATAATAGATCATCTCTAAGATGAGGTAATTCTAAAACATCACCTGGCATAAGTTTACGACCCAGTTTCTCAACCATATCATTTGTGTGGAATGTAATAAACAATGTATCGTTAGTTAAAAATAATCCAAACTGACTTAGATCAAAATCATTATCACTTACGTTATATACGCCTCTTAATTCAAATACATCTGGATCATACTTACGATCTCTATTTTCCATGAATAACAAGTCTTGTATTTTAGTTTCGTTGATAAAACCTTCTGGATTTGTCTCATCACCAGTAATTAAATCCTTTTCTAAACCACTACCATAGTTAGGTTCACTAGGATCGGCTGCATCTAATTGTTGTTTAGGTCCCAAGTACTTGTG